TTATTAGTATTCTTTCTTTTATATAGGGACGGATTATCCAACTTTGGTTTTTCCAACTTTGGGTTTTCCGTCTCAGGCTTTTCCAAAGACGGTTTTTCCAACTTTGGCTTTTGAAGATAATCTTTTATATTATTTTGCTGACTGTCCTCAAAAATATAATATGTCAATGAACCGTCACTGTTTTTCTGACGGCTGATATATTTATTTTCCACCAGTTCTTTTAATCCATTTCTTACAGAATCTCGACCGTCAGTTGAATTTTTTGCTATTTCAGCACTCTTGTATTTCCAGCCTGTAGGTCTTGACAGCATATAGATTAACAATCCTTTTGCTTTCCACGACAGTTTTTCATCAAGAATGAGATTATTATGCACTGTCGTGAAATTATCCTTTTTCTTTACAACTGTCTTCATTTTTTTCACCTTCCAAAAATTTTCTTACAATTTCAGTTGTTTCTTCATTTTCAAACATGGCCACAAATATTTTTTTACAGATTTCTGTATCATATTCTGATCCGTGCCATTTTTCTTCATCAAGTTCTATCCCATAAAATTTTGCAGCCTCATTTAATCGTGGCCATTTATATTTTCCAAATTTCCCTGGAATTTTTAAAATATCAATATTGCTTTCTTTTGTACAAAACTGATTTTTTAAATCAAATGGAATAAATTTTCTGTCAAATGATATATTGTGTGCTACAAAATGATTTGTATCCTTACAAAAATCTACAAAATCTTTATCTTTTTCAAAATATTTTGAGTATTTTATACCTGATTCCACTCTACGCCTTAGAATTTCCTCGTCTGTAAGTCCATTTACAGCAACAGCTTCTGCATTTATTTTCTCGTCTTCATTTCTGAAATAAAATCTGTTAAATCTTTCAATTTCTTTATAAGAGTTTAATTTTAAATCAACATAAATTTTTATTGCCGAGATTGACAAAACGGAACAGTTTTCCAGCCCGTTTGTCTCAGTGTCAAATATTATTACTTTCATTCCCCCGCACCTCCTAAAAGGGAAAGTCAGCATCATCATTTATGCTGTTCTGTGATTTCATATATTGTTTTATAACTGCTGTTCCTCTTTCCTGTTCTTTCTTTTCTCTTAACTTGTTTTCTAAAAGAAAATTTTTCTCCCATATTTCATATGTCTGTGGTGTTTCTATTTTCTCTATGATTTCCTGTGTAGTTTTTCTACTCTTTGAGTGATAAAAACCTCTTATCTGGTATTCATTGAAATAATTTATTTCTCCTGTCATTTCATCTATTACTTCATTCACTCCCTGATATGATAAAAAAACTCCAACTGTACGATTTTCAATCATTGGAAATATTTCTTTTCCATCTTCGTCCAGTTCTGTTTTTAAATTCTCATGTTTAATTTTTAATAAGTATACTAACTGATTTATATGTTTACTGTTGAATACCTGTTCCACTCCTTTTTTGTTTCTGTAAAACAGAGGTATTCGTGCTGTTCTGTCTTCTTTCAACGCCCTGAATGTAAGTATCAATGCTTCCGATTTGTTGACATCTGATTTGAATAGTTCTGCCCTTTCAATCTTACATTCATAGCATCCGCTTTCTTTAATGCTTGCTCCTGGTAGATTCTTTTCCCTTAACTGTTTTTCATCATAGGTCCACATTTATTATTTCCTCCTATTTTTTCTTTTCCATGCTATAAAATTTTTATATCTTACAAATTCAACATCCTTTAAAGAAATTTTACTTCTGTCTATAATTATAAAAGGATATTTTATTTCAAAATTTTTGACATTAATATACTCAACTGAACCATACCCGTAATCCAATATTATTCTTTTCATTTTTCACTTCCTGTGGTATAATTAGTTGCATTCAAATTTTAGTCGTTGTTACCAGCAACGGCTTTTTTGTTTGATTTTTCATTAATCCCACTTGCTTTCTTTGAAATATATCCATGTTAATATTATTAACAAAATCCATAATCCGTAGCTCGTTATTATTACTTTTATGTCATTTTTCATTGCTCCTGACTGATTCAATATTAACGCTAATGCAAATATTGAATACCACAATAAAGTTTTTTTTGATTTAGTTATCATTTATTCTTCCTCCTAATTTTTTAAAACTACTCCAAGTAAAGCTTCTAATATTGCAAGTTTTTCTTTATTTAGCTGTTCTGTCTTCACTTTTGCAAACCACTTATCCCAGATTTCTTGACATTCTCTATCAAGTTTTTCTTTTAATTCAGAATTTTGTATATTATTTATAAGTTCATTTATTTTGAAAGCCCATCCAGTCATCAGTAAATCATTTTTTAAATTGTATTTTTCCTTCATTACTTCTTCTGCTACTTTTTTCATTTCTTCAATTGTCATCTTATAAAATTTGTCCTGATTGATTTTTTCCATTTTTCCTCCTATTTATTCTTTTATTCCATTTTTTTTGAGATAATTAAACATCTCATTTTCAGTATCAAATATTTCTGATGCCTCTTCATCATCTTCGTCATACCACTCGACGAAGTATTTTCCAAATCTCATGCTTTTTCCCCAGTCTTTTAAAAGGCTTTCTCGGTTGTGAATATACTTGTAATCTTTAGTCATTTCTATCACCTTTTTCTTCTCTTAAAAACTTTTCATAGCTCATTCCCATGTATCGCTCAACTTGTATACGTGGAATATGATAGTCCCATGAGCCTCTTGGTTTTGCTGTTGTTGGTTGCACTGTCTGTATTGCAGTACCAAATTTAAAATTACCTCTCTGCAGTCCAATTCTTAATGACTGTGCAGATTTTCCAATAAAGTCTGCACACTCTTTTATTGTTAAAGTATTTTTCATTTTTATCACTCTCTTTTCTTTATTGGTTTATAATTTCTAAAATTTCAAAATCCATCAATGAAATCACAACTTTCTTTTTTGACATTTTTGTTTTACAATCATAGGAGTATTTTATCTTTATTTCATCTACTCCTATGATTGCTTTGTCATCTATAAATATGTTCAATGGTATTCCTTGAGGATTTTTTATAATTTTTATTTTGTGTTTTTTCATTTTTCTCCTCTTATTATTTTGTTTACTTTTCGTGTACTTTATTATTAAAAAAAATAGATTCTACTGATACTCCGTAATAATTTGCAATTTTTACTTTAGTCTGATCCCTTGGAATTCTAATTCCAGACTCATAATTTGACAATGCAGAAGGAGTTATCCCTATTTCATTTGCTGTGGATATTAAGGATTTTTTTCCTCTCAATCTCTTTAGTGTTTTAGAAATGCTTTCCATATAAATTACCTCCTTTCTTTGTTTACTTTTCGTGTACATTTTGATAATATCATAAGAAGATTTTTTTGTCAACACTTTTTGTGAATTTTCCGTTGACTTTTTTTCACATTTTGTGTATTATGGTAATGGAGGTGATTTATATGAGCTCTTTTTCAGAAAGACTAGTTTTGTTAAGAAATGAAAAAGGGATTACTCAAGAAAAATTTGCAGATATAATAGGAGTTTCCAAGAGTACTGTCAGTATGTATGAAAATGGAAACAGAACTCCTTCATTTGAAATAGAAGAAAAAATAGCCGATTATTTTAATGTTGATTTGGAATTTTTAAGAGGTAGAAGCAATATAAAAAATAGATATCAGTATGAAAAACAAAAATCTGAGCGTGATTTAATGATTGAAAAATATCAGCTAAACCCTGAAGAATTAGCTGAATATGATAGAATTATGAAATTAAGTATAGAAATGAATACTTTAATGTTTCAAAGCAACAATATAGAATTGGAGGTGGAAGATAAGGAAGAAATGGATTATGAACTATCAGAAACTTTAAAAAAAGCTTTTATCAGTTCATTAATAACTAAACGTAAAAAAGAAAAAAAGGAGTAGTATGAAGTATAGAAATATAATAAAAAAATTAGTTAGTGAATCCGGAACAACAAATCCAGAAAAATTATGTAAGTTTTTAGGAATTAAGATTTATTACACTAAAATGAATTTCATGGGTTTTATAGTAAAAATAAACAAAGTTATTCATATTTTCATTAATTCTGCTCTTTCAAAAATAATAAAAGATATTGTAATATTGCATGAATTAGGACATTATTTCTTTCATCCAATTGATGATTATCTACTAATGAAAGATAAGTTTCTTTTTACTGAAAATAGAATAGAGAATGAAGCTAATTCATTTGCTATAACTGCTTTCAATTTTCTAAATAATTCATACGATTATATTTCAGAAAATGATTTGAAAATTTTAAAAAAATTGAAGACATATGTTTAGGAGAATGGCTATGATTAAATTTATTATTTTAGCATTTATTATATCAGTTATACTTTGGTTTAGAAATGGATTAAAAAAAATCAAGGAGATTACACCAGATACAGAGAAATTTTTTCTTAAAGAAAGCCAAAGAGGATGGTATGTTAATCATGAATATGGAACATTAAAAGTTATGAAACTTATAGAAAATAAGAAAATTAAAGAAATTAAGCTTCCTCAAGAAATTAGAGAAAAGTATTCAATAAGGTATTTTAGAGATCTTATTAAATATTT